CATTGAGGTGGTTGTTGGGGGAAGCGAGGCGGCACCGGCCCCGGGCTTACGGGCTGTGGGGTCCTGGTTCAGCTGGGCGATCAGGTCGGCCATGGTGGAAACACCGTCCACCAGCCCGGCCGCCACGGCCTGCTGCCCCATGAACACACGGCCATCGGCCATGTCAGCCAGGACGGTGTCAACCGACACGCCCCGGAATTTCGCGATGGAATCGACGAATACGGTGTAGATGTGATCGAGCTGGGCGCCGATGTAGTCCGCGCCCTCCTGGGTGAGGGGCGCATGCTGATGGGCGATGCGCTTGTACTTGCCTGAGGTCAGGACGGTGGTCTTCCGGCCCGCCTGGGCCTCCTGCTGGGAGATGTCGGTGTGGGAGGTGACCACGCCGATGCTGCCGGCCTCTGTGGTGTCGCTGGTGATGAAGACCTTCTCGGCGGCGGCGCCCACCCACATGGCGGCGCTGCACATGCAGCCGTCGCCAAGGGCCACGATGGTTTTCTGGTCGCGGGCCGCATAGACGGCATCGGCCAGCTCCTGGGTGCCGTCCACCATGCCCCCGGGGCTGTCGATCCAGAGGAGGATGGATTGTACCTGGGGGTCCTGGAGGGCGACCTGGAGGTCCTGTTGAATCAGGGCGGTGGAGGTCATGCCGCAGAGCCGATTCCAGGCGCTGTCCACCTTGGTCATGACGCCCTGGATGGGGATGACGGCCACGCTGCCCCTCATCTCGTAGGGCTGGCGCTCAGCGCCAAGGGGCCGCCCCGAGGCGGCTTCCCAGGCCTTGAGGTCCAGCTTTTCACGCCGGGTGTGGGCGTAGTAGAGGGCCTGAATCTCCTCCACGCGGGAGCCAGCCATGGCCCACATGCCGTTGATGATGTCGAGGATGCGCATCAGAGGCTCTCCTTCAGGACGGCGGCGATCAAGGCGGAACGGAAGGAGGCCCGGCCCTGGGGCGCGGCGGCAGGCGTGGGAGCCGGTGGGGCCGGGTTGGGCTGGTCCATGGGCTCAACCGCATTCGGATCGACGGTTGCCTGGCCCTTTGGATCGGTGCCAGGCTTGGTCGCTGGAAGAAGGCCACCCTCACCCAGGCGTTTGACTTCGCGGGCCAGCTGCGGCACGTTCTCTTCGAAGTCGCCGCCGGTGAGGCGCATGGTCTGGTCGGCCCGGGTGGAGAGGGTGCGGTCGATGAGTTCGCCGGCCGCCAGGACTTCCTTGAGGGGGTCGAGGATGGGCGGATTGTCACCGATCCAGCGGGCGTTGCAGTAGGCCGCGCGCAGCAGGGGATCCCGGAAGAAGCCCGGGGCCTTGGTGCGGCCGGTGGCCACGTCCTCAGCCAGCCACGCCTCATAGAGCGGCTGACAGAAGTCGGGCGCCAGGAAGTTTTCCCGTTCGACCGTGACGAACTTCCAGAACTGGAGCAGCGCGCCGCGCGCGGCGGTGTAGCTGCTCTCGAATTTCTTCAGGAGGATCTCGGGCGGGATTTGCAACCGCATGGCGATCTGGCCCATGAGGCTCTTCCAGAAGGGATCGAAGGCGCCGTTGGGCCGGGTCGGGTTGACGTTCTGGATTTCCTCGCCGGGGTTCAGTTCGGCCACCAGGGCGTGACCCAGTTCAGTGAAGGACTTGCCCGTGGGACCCTTCTTGACCGACCCCGCCAGGGGGCTGGAGCCGGTGCCGCTCTTCTTGATCACCACCGCGAAGAAACTGGACACCACCGATGCAGCCAGCTCGGAGTCACTGAGTCGGCTCATCTGCTTCAGGGGCGCGATGACGGGCGCCAGCATGGGATAACCGCGGCGCAGGTCCAGGCGGTTCTCATGCATCAAGGGCAGGACCAGGCGCTGGCCATCCTGGCCCCAGGCATCCACAGGGATGAAGTCATCCTTGGTCAGCACGATGCCCAGGGCCGGATGCCGCTTGCAGAACCAGTATTTGACGGCGCCGCCAGCATCATCAACTTCGATGCCCTGGGAAAGTTTGGTGTCGGTGAGCGATTCGTTCATCCCTGGCGGATTCAGACATCGGTCGCCTTCGATGATCTGGAATTTGAGTGCCCAGGTAGCGCCGGAGTGCTTCCGGTGCTGGAGGAGGGTGAAGCAGTCGCCGCGGCTGGCCGCAGTGCGGTAGGCGATGACCTGCCCCTGATAGAAGTTCCGCCGGCGGGCGATGTCGCACTCCCGGGGATCCTGTGCCCAGAGGTTGAAGCGCTCCTTGCGCTCCTGTGCCCAGTCCACCGCCTGATCCTGGCTCCAGCCCAGCACTTTGTAGAGGGGGGACGGCTGGACGCTGAGCCCGGTGCCCACCACACTCAGCACGCGCTCTTCGATGGCGCCGCCGGCCAAGGCGTCGTTCCGCTCCAGGTCGGTGGCGCGGCTCAACAGGTAGTCCCGGTCCCAGCGCTGCTCGTCATCCGGGGACGGAGTGATGGGCTTCCAGTTCTTGTTGTCGATGTTCTCGCGGCGGCCGCCCGCCCAGGCCCCGCCGCTGGCGATGGCCATGGTGGCACGCGCCTCCATGCGCTTCAGGCCCCAGGTGGGGGCAATCTGGGTGATCTTCCGATCCAGCCACGTGGGCCTTAGACCGGCACGGATCTCCTGGAGCAGATCTCGGCTCACCGGGCCACCCCGGTATGGAGGCGGCTGGTGCCCGTGGCCTGCTCAGTAAGACCATCGATCTCGTTCTGCAGCAGCCTGATCTGGGCCCGGATCTCGGCCAGGTCGGCGAAGCGGTATCTCCGATTCGCAACGGTGCTTTCCTGGGCGCCGCCAAGGATGGATGCTTCCGCCTGCAGGTAGAGATCCAGGCGGGCTTGGGCGCTTTCGAGGGGCGTCGGCATGCCCCCAAGGTCGCCCGGGGGTCACGAGACCGGTGTACTGTTCTGTGCGATTAAATTCCGGAGCTAGAAAATTCCCTTGCTCAGAATCCGCCGCCCGCTCGTCTCGGTGTAGACAACCTGCTCCCGCGCCAGGCTGGCCTGGGCGGCCAGATCCTCAAGATGCGCCCGCCCATCGGGCCCGCCGAGGTGGGGGGCCAGGATCCGGGTGATGGCCCACCACCCGGAGAGGGCGTAGCTCCATAGATCCAGGCCCTCGTTGCGCGGCCGGGTCTTCACCCACCGGTAGCTGGTCTTGCGGGTCTTCGGATCCACCACGGGCATGCGCTTCTCGCCGCTGAGCTGCTCCAGGTACTCCTTGGAAACCCAGGAGGGCAGGTGGATGGACTTCGGGGCGTTGGGATCTGGCATGGCCAGGCGACTCATCAGGGCCCGCTTGGTGTCATCGGTGGCGGTCAGGAACATGCGCCCCACCTGCTTGCGGTTGGTGCTTTCCTCGCACCACCCCTTCGAGGCCAGGACGTCCACACCCATCTGGGGGAAGATCCAGCGATCCGCCCGTGGGCTGCAGAAGTTGTAAACGGCATCGCGCGTGTTGCCGTCGCGGGCATCCAGAAAGACCAAGTGCGGCGTCATCTGGGCGCCGTTCTGGTGCTTCCATCCCCGGAGGAGCCAGGCATCCAGATCTTCATAGACGGCATCCTGCTTGGGATCGCCCGGAAACACCTGCACGTCGATCAGGTAGGCCCGCTCGTCGGGTTTGATACCCACGGCCTGGGCTTCCAGGCGGCCCAGGCCGGCGGTCTGAAGGTCCACGGTCACGATGATGATGGCCACGCCGTCGGGGACGATGGCCCGGTCGCGGACCTCCTTGTCTGCCCGCTTCCGCAGTTCCTCGGGATCGGAGCTCTCGCCGGGGTCGTTGTAGGTCTCGGCGAGGTCGAGGTTTACGAAGGTGCGCAGCTCGCCCGGATCATCCGCGGCGTTGGTGAAGGTTTGGGCCATCTGGGCCCAGTGCCCGTCGGTGACGGCATAGAGCCCGTTGGCCCAGTAGCCTTTCACCTGCTGGACGGCTGGCCTGCGGTGGTGCCAGTGCCCGGCCTCCATCATGCGGATCTTCCAGCGCTCGGGAATCTTCTCCCCGCAGCGGATGCAGGTCCAGTGCACGGAATCAGAGATGACCTGGTTGTCTTTGTCGCGTTCGAACTTCAGAAGGTAGTCCTTGGGGTTCGCTGGGTTCCGCCACAGGAAGGGTTCCATGGCGTTGCACTTCGGGCAGGGGACGAGGTACAGGCCCATGGAGGATCGGTTGTAGGCCTTCTCAATCAGACTGATGCCGCTGGGCAGGGCCGGGGTGCTACCCATGAGCATGCGGGCATCGGCTCCGTACTCCTCCATGCGCTTCTTGATGATGGCTTCTGCACTTCCTTCCGCCAGGGTCAGGTAGCCGTCCACCTCATCCAGGATGATGAAGCGGCTGCGCCGGGAGCGCATCTCGCGGCCGTTCGCCGCCGAGGCCACGAAGAAGGAGGCGCCATTGCGGAAGCGCTTGTAACGGGTGGTGCTGCCGGCGCCCTTGCTGGTGCTCTGACGCAGCAGGGCCATGAGGGCCGGGGTGGACTCAATCATCTGATCGAGTCGTTCTTTGCAGTAGCTTTCGGCGGTCTCCCGAGAGGGCTGGGCCATGAGCATGGCCATCTTGTGGACATCGACGCCCCAGCCGAGGGCGTTGTTGCAGATCTCGGACCACCCGAGGCGGGTGGATTTCATGAAGACCACCTCGCGCACAGAGGGATTGGCGATGGATTCCTGGATCTCACGCTGAATGGGATCGGCCCGCCACTCGCCGGGGCGGCCGGAATCGGATGGGAGGACGCGATTCGACCGGGCCCAGGCCTCGATACTGATTTCGGCGGGCGGGAGCCAGAGCTTTCGGATGCGCGTTTTCGCGGCTTCGAGCTCTTCGAAGGCGGTGGGGTGGGTGAAGAAGATCACTGGACCCAGCCCACGGGGATATCCAGGTTGATGGCGATCTCTTTGATGAGTTGCCTATTCCAGGCCTGGAGGGCTGCCTGGTGGTGGGCCTTGTTGAACGAACGAATGGCCCCCCTGGCGGATCGGAATCCTCGGTGCCGCTCTGGGGTGTAGGTCCATTTGGCGGCACAGAGGGCCCTGTAGACGCGGCGAAGGGGTTTCGGATTTCTGGCCATGCTGGCTCCTTCTGGATTAAGAGGCTGCTTCCTGGGGTTGGCCCAGGCTCCGGAGGCTGCGCTTGATCTCCGCGCCGGCCGCGGCCGCGGCCTCGGCGCCGATGGACGGGCGCAACCGGGGCTCGATGGCCAGTAGCTCGTGGACGGCAGGCGTGATCATGGAGGACATGGCGTGCTCCCAGTCGGCCACGGTGAGCAGCTGCTTCCGGTCGATGGCCAGGTTGTATTCCTCGCGCTCGGCCTTGGCGTTGGCCAGGCGCTCTCGGCCGGTGAGTTGCCCAGGTGCCCCAGCACCCATGCCGGCGCCGCCACCCTTCAGTTTTTCCTGCAGATAGTCCACGTACCAGGACAAGCAGGCCACCTCGTCGTAGTTGCCCCTGGAGGCCTTGGGCATGCCCTCCTTCACTAGGCGCTGCACGTGGCGAGGCGTGAGGTGCATCAAGCAGGAAAGCCTATCAATTCCAACCATTGGCCACCAGTTCAGGGGTTCCAGTTAATCGCTTAAATGACCCACATAATGGAATAAGGGGCTGTTGCAATAACCGACTGGAGGGCAAAACGACATGACCCCCCATCGACCTACGCACTGACCCATACGCGGTTCGCATTACCCGCGAGGCATACCCCCCCCAGAAGGACCCGTTGAGGCATTTTGCATCGCCATCAACCCAAGCCGGTGCAGTTTTTGCACATTCCAAGGCCGTTCCGAGGGTCAAAAATGCCCCTTTTTGGGGTTGGAAGATGACCGGCGTGTCGGTCGTCTTTTTCTGAAGCACTACCACGCTTAGTTTGCTGATCCTGTGCCTGCACATCTCTCAGCCCCCCTCTGCTGCACTTTTGCGGCTGGTCAACCGAGCCTTTGAGGCGGCCCCCCGCTGGGCCTGGGCGATGCGCCCAAGATCAACCCCCAGGTAGACGGCTGTGGTCCGAATGTCCGCATGCCCAAGTGCCTCCTGGATGTCCTGGATGCTCGCCCCGTTCTCGCTCATCCAGGTGGCGAAGGTCGCCCGCAGGCGATGGGGGACGAGGCGCGGGACATCAA